AGTCGATGCTCTTTTGGAGACCGTCGTATATTTTGCTGAAGGCGCATACTTGTGCTTCGAAAAAGGATCTCTATCTCCACTTTTGTTCTCATCCAGTACTGTCGTCGAAATACAGGAAAGATGTATAGAAAAACTGACAGAATGGGAATATGTCCGCAACGGCAACCTGGAGAAATACCAGAATAAAAGTGAAAAACTCTTTGACAAAGAACTCGATGATCTAGTCGAAGACCTTCACAATCTTTACAAAACCATGCCTAATGGCGCAGAAAAGAAAATTATTCAGATGAAATGGGAAAAACTAGCCCTCATTAAGTCTGATTTTGCCGCCATGCGCGTTAAAGGTGGTCTGCGAAGGACCCCTTGGTGTGTTAGTATTAGTGGTGATTCTGGTGTTGGTAAATCAACTCTAGCTGACCTAGTATTGTCCACTATACTCAAAGCATCTGGTGTGCCTAGTTCCTCAGAATATGTTTATACCTTAAACGAAAAGGAAAAATTTATGTCATCATACCGTTCATTCATTACCGGTATTAAGATTGACGACTTTGGAAATGCTAAATCTCAATTTTGGGAATGTTCACCTGGTGATTGGATCATCCGCTTATGCAACAACATTCGCGAAATTGCTGTTATGGCAGATTTAACCAGCAAAGGAAAAATTTCTATTGAACCTGCTGGTATTGCTATAACTACAAATATCGATCACTTGCATGCAAACGCTATCTCCAACAACCCGATGTCTATTTTACGACGTGCTCAATGCCATACTGTATGCAGAGTGAAAGAACCTTTCAAAACCGACAACATGCTGGATACAGATAAGGTCATCGCACATTTTGGCAGCCTAAACCAAATCAATGATATTTGGCTCATCGACATTAAGAAGCCAATTGGAGGTGGACACGAAAACCAACAACACGCAGGTTGGGAATATCTCCATAAAGATCTTGATATTTTTGAATATTTGAATTATGTGGCCGACAAAGCCACCAAACACTTTAAAAATCAAGGCACTATTGTTGATTCTTTCAAAGAACCCTCCACTCTTATCGACCTGTGCCCTGACTGTAACAAACTCACACAAACCTGCACTTGCGATCTTACCCCACACTACGGTGAGCGCATAGCTCAAGTTCTCCAAACAAAGGCATCTGAAGTCAATATGTCTTTCAAGAAGAGCAGGTGCAATCTCGAAACAAAAGTTGAAGATCTAGCGGTTGATTCCTTATTAGAAGGATACCGTTGGTTCGAGGAGTCTCCCTACTCCAGGTGGTCCTCATGGATTCCAGAATCAATGATGGACAATAATTATGTTCGTTCCCTTATTATTTGGTCTGGTAGGGATATTATAGGCCAACGTGTTAGAACCTACTGGCACAATTTCGCACTAGCTTCGGTCTGCGGGACTTTTCTAATGTCTCGCATTGATCACGGTTTTATTGTACCCACTGCTATATTCTGTTTTGCCCAGTCTTTAATAGTTGGCTCTGCAGTAATTGAAGCAAAGAAGAACGCATATCTTGATGAACTCGTAGACAACCGTGCTTGTCTCAACAAGACTTTCATTTCAGCTCGTGACAAGCACGTAAATTATGCTTGTGGTGCGTTTGCTGGTTTGGCAGTTTTGTATACTGCCGTGAAAGTGGTAAAAGCTCTCCGTGCTTCCCTTTCTATCCAAGGTACTTTATCTCCTGTTAACGTAGCGGATCTTAAAAACCGTGATACTACTGTTAACACTTGGATTACAGGCAAACCCACACACCTCTCAACTCCTGGTGCTCCCGTCACCCT